GAGAAAATTTTCTATCAGATCAAAATCTGAAAGCCGCCAACATTAACGGACAACACGCATCGACAAACCAATTTCCTTATCGCTTGCACGACCAGCAAAATGCACACCTTCTGGCAATTCCAGATCGGCGACTGCCAAAGTGAAAGCATTGCGGTGCATGATGATGTTCTGTGGGGACACAGTACCAGTGCTGTTAAAGAACGTCACAGCGGCAGAGCTAGAAGTAGTCGGGATAGACACGTTCTGGAACTGACCAGCGGTGATGATTGCGGGGCTAACCACAACCGACACAGACGAACCAGAGGCCACAGACACAGCAGACTTCACAACAAAGTTGCGCAGCTTGTTGCTACCGTAGGCTTGACGGTTTTGTGGGTTGACAGCGTACACGCCAGCGATTTGGAAGGTATCACCTGCGTTCAGGTTGATCGTGCCAGTGTTGGCAGCGTTCAAAGTGATCGTAGAAGACGATGCCCAACCAGAGGTCAGGAAACCAGTTCCGGTGGTGGTGTTCACGTTGCCAGTAACGGTAGTCGTGCTGAAGTTACCAAACTGTTGCGAAACAACGTTTTGGTCAAGTTTCCAGTTCATACCGCCAGAATCGCGACCCATCAAACCCTTGCGATACTGTTCGCCGATAGCTTCTTGGGGCACAAAGAGGCCTTTCAAGCTGTCAACGATAGTTGCAGAGGTAAACGGTTCAACGATACATGAACGGCGACCATCGCGTGGAGCGCCTTCGCTGTCCAAGTATGCACCTGCGGTCAGATACGTGATCAGACCAGTAGGAGGCGTACCAGCAGTGCCGACAATGTTGGCGGTTTGCAAAGTTGCCATTGCAAGGCCATCACGGTCGATCTTGTTGGCGATAGCTGCCACAGCAGGCTTCAACACACGGTCGCTAAACATGTCCAAGGACAAGGCCAGGTCTTGAGTGGTGAACTGAGTGTCAACGTGGAACTGGGTTGACAAAGTAACGGGAACCGAAGTTTCGTTAAAGTCTTCCACATTCAACGCTGGCCCAGTTGTGCCAATGAAGCGTCCAGGTTTCATTCTGTTACTTTCACCTTTCGGCTACTGACCATTTCTGGCGGGGATAGTTCTTCGACTTTCCCTCAGCGGCTTCTTTTGTTATACCGCTGTTCAGACTATCGCATCATCTTTCGATGCCCTCTCACTTAGTCGTTCACGCTGCTTTCGCTTGCGCCCTGTCGTCTGCTACCAGACTTCCAAGTCAATCAGAGAAGGTTTTTCGTCCGCACACCTATCTATTTACGGACGTTCACAGTAGCGCCGATCTTGGCCCCTCAATTACTACCGTGAAAACTGAGGCAGGGTTTATACCACAGCGAACTGGTCGTCATAGTTGCGATCTACTTCTGAAGTGAAGGTCAACTCGTTTTCGAGAACCATCAAAGCTTCATTAGTAATTTTTGAAATAGTCAATAAATTATTACTCATGACTTACTTTCCTTTAAAGATTGAATGAAAAAAGATTAGGTTTACCGAATCTTCCCTGCTTTGCGAAGTTCTTTCCACTGCGCTGCTGAACCAAAAAATACCCCGTTGGAGTCCATTGGCACATCAGGAGCGTTTTTCCCTCCACGAATCGGTTGGATCGGCGTTGGTGCTTTACTTTTAACAACAGGGGCTGTCTTCTCAACTTCAGGCTTTACCTCAAATCGAGCCTCTAGTTTTCCGATTTCCCTCAACGCTGCTTTTGGCGACATACCAGCGATTTTTTTACCGATTTCCTCGTTTTCAGCTAGGTGATACAGGATTTGTGGGCCTACATCACTCTCCAGAATCGCATCACGAATATCGTCATTTACGACAACATCGCTGGATGCAACGATTTGATCAAAATCAGGCAACGAAGTTTTGGCGGTTTCTACCTTTTTTGCCCAAGATTGGATAACCTTTTGGCGTTCTTCGGCTTCTTTCGCTTGCGCTTCTTGTTGCTTCATTTCAGCAATTCGCTTGTCAGCCGTGTACTCTGCTAGAGCTTCGGCATATTCAAACGCATCGCTAAACTGACTGGGCTGCGGCTTTTCGTCAATCGGATTGACCTTTGGGGTCGTCTGATTTTCTAAAGCTGCCAAACGCTGTTCTAGAGCTTGCCTTGCTTCACGTTCTTGTTGCGCTTCTTTACGCGCTTCTTCCCGCTGCTTGGTAAGGTCGCTGAATCTGCGTTCAAGTTTCGGATTTTGCTTTCGCTCACCCTCTTGCTTTGCTTCGGCTTCTGCTTCAGGTTCACTCTGCTCCTCTGCCTGTTCCGGCTCCGATTGCTCGGCCACGGTTTCGGCTTGAGATTCAGCTAAACCTAATCTGTTTGCATAAAATTCCGCTGCATTTTCGCTGGTCAATACTTGACCTGCTTCTTTTTCAGACATTACGTTGTCACTCCGGATTTACCCCGTCTACCTGACGGGTAAGGTTTGTGGCTCTTATACCACGAATTTATTGCTTGGTCAAATAACCATGTTTCTCAGCGTGTTTGATTGATTCTTTATCCATAGACATGGGAATTTTCTCAACGCCTTCATCGCGCAAATAAGCATATCTATGTCTGCCGTCACCAAAAGTAACGCCACCATCTTTGTTAACAGAAACATTGCTGGCGTGCATAGATTTGGCATCTTTTACCCAATCGGCAAATTTCTCGTATCTACCTTCAATGCCGCCCTTGCCTTTTTTACCCACATATTGCCATTCTGTTTTAGAAAATGCTTTATCAAAAGTTTCTGGGTTTACATGGGCAATTTCATGACGATTTTTTGCTTCAATAGGGTGCATAGTTACTGGCAACTCCCTATCTTTTAACTTAATTTTGGCTTTAACAGGCTGTAATACGCCTTTTTTTCTAAGTTCTTTTTCGTCAAATTCTTTCTTGTTTTCACTTGTTACTGTGGGCATTAGATAGCCCTTTCTGTTGTTTCTGCGCTTGCATCACGCAAAGCACGTTTGTCCAATTCAGCCAACATGATTGCAATTTCAGCTTTCATGCGCTCAACCTCAAGCTGTGTTTGTGTCTTGACCACCGTGTCGTGCGCTTGCGTGTCAGTGCGCAATTGCGTGTCAAAGCGTTTAGATGCGTCTTCCAATTCAATCTGGTGGGCGCGGTTGGTTTCTTTGATAAGCAGGCGCTTAGTCTCAGAATCTTGCTTCACCTGTTCAATGTCTTGACGCTGCTTCATAGCCATTTGCATGGCTTGCATCTGCTGTTGCATGTCCTTGACTTGCTTCTGAGCCTGAGCCAGTTGCATCTGAACTTGAGGCGGTATGTCGCTGTGTTCGTCAATCTGGGCCAGCGGGTTAAGCGTAGCCAAACGGTCGGCGATGATGTCAGCGCCAGGAAAGTCCATGTTTCTGAAGATCAGGTCGCCAGCGGTCTGCATCAATGCAGGGTCTGCGCCCAACAGTTGCATCATGGATTCCACGGCTTCTTGGCGCTTAGAGTTGTAACCTGGGCCAGTTTCCATCACCACATCGTATTGACCGACTGCGGTATTGTTTTTCAAGATATTGCCGATTGCATCTTGCTCGTTGACAGTCACCAATTGAGGTTTTCCGTCTTCGCCAATGATTCGCAGCACTCGTTGGGTGTCGTAAATCTTTGGAATCAAATCAAGAATGATCTTGCCGACATGAGCAATTGAGCGTGTCAGGTTGTCGTAATAGTCAAAATTGGTCAGATCAACCTGTTGCTGTTGACCATTCAAAGCCTTGCCAGAAATATTGCCTTGCTTGAGTTGTGCAGGGTCAAATATGCCCATCATCACCTTGATGTCTTCGTTCACCCCTGCGGCTGCGGCCATAACGCCTGCTGGAGGCGGTTCAGGTTGAAGACGGGTAGGCGCTGGCGCTGGACGACCATCAATGTCTGTCTGCTTGTAACGCAACAGCGGGAATGATTTGATGTTGGCTTGTGCCCAATCATTTTCATGGCCTTCGTCTTGGCCTTCTGCCATCAACCATTTGGCTTTTGGAGCCAAGGCAACCGATTCTGTAATCGAGGTCTGCCAGAAGTTATACATGCGCTGTGGGTCTTTGGCGTAGCGCACCATGCCAAACTTGTGGCGCTTGTCAGAAATGACGATGTGACGGCCATAAATTGGCACGATTGGAAGATATTTAGAAGGCCAAATTCCTTCTTCAATTACTTCCACGCCTGTCAACTTGCAGTATTTAATTGTTTTCTTGTGGCTGTCGCGCTTGTCAACAATGGTGATTCCTGCGACTTGCAGGCGGTTAAAGAAGTCTTTGTCGTCAGCAAAAGTAGAAGTGCCATCGCTCAATAGGTAAAGCGTGGCCTTTTCGCGGACTGTGTAGTAATACTCAGCAAGGCGAATGTCTTTTTTGGTAATCCACTCAGATTGGCTGTCGCCTGTGCCGCGCTGCGTGAAAGACGTCCCGCCATCATCGGCTTCTGGGTACATCTTGCGAAACTCAGCCTTTGGAACCATTGTGGTAACCAAGCAACGTTCTGCGTCTGAACCATCAGGAGCAATGGAATTGGGGTCGAAATAGACGGTGAACGGGTTATCAACAGGGTCAATGTAGATTTCTTGGTCAAAGCTGTCAGGGCTGACGTAATCAGTCCGAACCCGCATAAAGCCCCAACCCATGCGCACAGCGTAATCAAAACCGTTATCGTAGGCGTGATCAGCGTTTGAGTTGACTTCAACGTGGCGAATCAAGCCTTGAATGATCTCGGCCTCAACCATCTGCTCATGCGTGTTCGTAGCGTGAACCTTAATCCGTGGGCGTTGCTGGCGCTGTTGGTTTGATACCTGACGGCAGTAACCATCGAGCTTGTTGATGGTAATGACAGGGCGGGATTCAAGATTGCGTGAGTTTTGCAGCTCAACAGGCCATTGGTCACCACCGACAAACTTAAGGTCTTCAAGAGCCTCCTGCCGATTCATGGTGTCTGCGTCATTGCAGAACTTCAGAAACTGTTTAGCTTCTTCAATGCGTGAATCGTAATCGTTGCCAGTATCTTTAGCCATTTTTAGCCCATCCATCCGTATGCTTGAGCATAGCCCTGCGGCTGCTGTTTGCGTCTTGCCTTGGGTTCATTAACCATCAATCCGATATACCTGAAAGCATCAGCGCCATGCGAATATTGGTCATGCAGCGGCATCCTACCAAATTGGCCTGTTTCAGGGTCTACCTCATAACGGTAATGTCTCAAACATTGTAAGCCATCATGACAGTTTTCCCTATCAAACCAGCAATTTCTAAATGTTGTCCTAGCTGCGTTGATTGAGTCCAAGATCGGCGTTCTTTCAATCACACGGGTTTTGTATCCAGCCGCCCTGACGATTTCCTCAATGCTTTTGCCGTTTGAGGCCAGAGTTTTGTTCTGGGCGTCATGAGGCAACCACAGCGTGTCGTAGATATAGCCGTAAGTCTGCATCAGAGCCAAGTAATGGCTGATGGTCTGCTGATTGTCCTCAACATACCGAATCAGGCGTGTTTCCATGCCAACAAACTGCACAAACCAAATGGCTGTACTGTCTGCCCAACCCAAGTCGAAAACAGCGTGGACGGGCTTCATAGGGTCGTAGTTGACCTTTGTAATCCGGCCATCAAGCTCTGCCAGTTGCATTTCCTTGGCAAAAATAGCCCCATCCACGGTCTGACGGCATAAACCTTCCCAAACCACGTTATAGGCTTTCGGGTCACGATTCTTAAGAGCATCCTTCTCAAGGCGTAGCGTCTCAGGAAACCAAGGATTGTCCGACCAGTTGATTTTGACTACCTTGCAGTCATCCGGTGGGTTGACCACAAATCTTTGATACGTTTCGTCTGTTTCCAGCTCTGGGTTGAACGTAATCCAGATTTCTGAGGCTTCCTTACGAATCGTAGGAATCAGCACATTCCAAGACATGCGGCTTACGGTCTGAGCTTCTTCGACCCAACAAATGTCCACGCCTTCATAACTTTTTACGTTAGCCACGTTGTTTTTCAGGCCAACAAAGCTGAATTCCGACCCATTCTTGCCCCTGATGCTGTTCTGAGTGATTTCGTAGAAGCTAATCAAGCCAAGGGAATTGATCTGGTCGCACAGGAGCTTGTGAACCGAATCCTTCATGGAAGTCATGAATTCTCGAGCGCAAAGGATGCGCAACGGCTCTTTGGCTGCTTTGATCAATAAAGCGCGAGCCACTCCCCAAGATTTTGCACCACCCCTGCCGCCATAAAGAACCTTGTAACGCGACTTCTCAAACAAGCATTGCAACTTGATCGGGAATTCAGCGTTGGCTATGGTTGGGGTCATTCAGGCTTTACAAAGGTCACTTGGATGCCAGACAGCAAAGGCGCACCATCAGCACCCGTAATCTCTGTCTTTGTGCTTTCCCGATACTTCTTAGGGAATCGAGCAGCCATGCTACGCGACCACAAAGAAGCGTTCAACTTGTCGCTTTCCTTGTTTTCAACCATGTAAGCAGCGGCTTGTTCTTCCCACCATGCTTGCTCATAAGTCTTAGCTTCTTCCAAGGCTTGCGAAAATTCTTCATGACGATCACGCCATTCATACAAAGTTCTTACAGGCGTATGCAGGTGATAACAGATTTGTTCTATGGATTTACCGATGCGGCCCAACTCTACGACTTGCTCACAGTAAGCAGGGTCATAGGTTGATGGTCTACCAACTGGGCGTTTTTCGGTTGTATCTGTCATTTCTTTTTAGCTGGCTTTTTCTCAGCTTCGCGTTTTACAGCGTAACTAATTGCCACGGCTTGCTTGACAGGTTTCCCTGCCTTGACTTCGGCCTTGATGTTTTCTTTGAAGGCTTTAGGACTGGCTGACTTCTTCAGGGGCATCTTTTTTCTCCAATTGAGTAAGCGACCACTTGCACTGCTCGAGCGCACCGTTGATCATGTGGATTTGAGTCTCCAATTGGCGACCTTGGGCCATCAGTTCGTCCATTCTGGCTTTAATTTGATCTTCTGTCATTCTATTTCCTCAACAAAACAAATGTCCATCCAACTCATCTTGAGGTGGCGCTCGTCATTCAGAATCAGCGGCTCAAACTTCAAATACTCGTCTTTGTAGTCTTTTGCCAATGTTCCAAAATATACCTTGTCGCCCACGTTTACGCCCATTTCAAGCGCATCAGGGCCAGCAGCCACCACAAAGCCAACACAGTCAACCTCGGCGGTTTGGATGTAAAGCTCGGACTTAATCCGTGGGACAGGTTTAACAATGATCTTGTCGCGCAATGGCTTAATCATTTTTCACCTTCTTGACGTATTTGCGTTTTGCAGGCAAAAAGTCCCCCACCGTAGTGGGAGCAACTTCGGCAACTGCTTTACCAAAGAACTCACCGCACACCTCGTTTGGGCTGCGGTTTTGATAAATAGGGAATCTGCGACACGTTCCAACGTTTTGCATAACGTCAAGAAAGTGCTTACAGCCCTTACAATTTTCAACAACCATACAAATCTCCTTATTTGCTGTGGCTAGAGGCCCATTCAGTCCTGTCCGACTGTTTGGGCTTCGCTATTTAACGATAGTGCGAACGGTCGTGTTCGTAGCAAATGCCAGCGGTGCGACCAGTATCAAACAGCTTGTTTGCACCAGTTTTGTCTTCTTTGCCCATAGCCACGCCGCCTTTGAGCTTTTCCATGCGTTCGCCGCTGGTGTCCGAAGACAACGCGCCTTTAGGCACTTTCTCGCCTGATGCGCCAGACTTAAACATTTCCTTGTCCATTTTACCCATGATGTTTCCTTGCAAGGTTAACGATTTGGTGACTTTACGCCTTGAATGGCATAATTGTCAAACACATTATAGGAGTTTTTTTCATGCCTACCAACTTCACAGTTAAACAGCACAAACCAGCCAAAGCCACGCCAGGCGGTCACTATGTAATGGAACGCGAATACAAAAAAGAAGCGCGTAAAGTTGCTGAACTTGAAAAAGAGTTGAAAGAACACGAAAAGACCGATATGGCTCACGCTCATCCAATGCACCGTTCGCATGAAGCTCAGAGCCAAAAGTCAGCCCCCCTGCCCAACATGCGAAAGTTCTGAAGGCCACAATCCCTGCTCGAGCAGGCGGTTGATTGTTCTTCTATGCGCCATATCCCAAAGGTATCGGCGCTGCTCTTTGTTTAGCCTAGCTCCGCTGTCTATTTCCGTGTGGCAGGTCTGGCAGAGTGCCGCTGTGAACTCATCGCTGGCCTTAATTCCTCTGCCTTTGCCGTGTTCAACCCAATTTGAATGCGCTGCTTGGGTCTGGCCTTCAATGTAGCAATTCTGGCAGGGCAGGCTTGCCACGTTCATCAGGTGCTTTTTGCTTCTGAAGTAGTTGAATTTGGGCCTCATGCAACCTCCACCACGTTCTTGCCTTGGCTCTTGATGTAGTTGGCGGTCTTTTGAATCATGCGCTGATATTCAGACCTAGCAATGCTTGTCCGCTGAAGGTCGTGGTACTCCCAAACGTCCTTGATCGCTTTAATGCCCAATCCTGACAGACCCATCTTGCCCGTGGTTTCGTAGCGTTTAGCGGCCTCAAACAAGGCTTGTTGGGCAAGTTGGCAATGTGGCAGGACTTCTGGCCCGATTCCGTTGACGCCCATCGTCTCAGCAATGTTCATGTAATCTGCTATCCAGCGCCAATCTTCCACAGTTCCTTTCCCCTTGGTCATGGCATCAATTGCGCCCAACTCATGAATTCTGAGTTTGTCCAATGAGGCTTTGTCAGCGATCGCAGCCCCCGAAATTGCGTGTGCGATTGGATTAATGTCCGTTGACCAGACTTTGCGTTTACATTGTTTTCTCAAGTGTCACCCCGTTTTGTGCTGCCCAAGCCTGGAGGAATTCCACGAACTCGCTGGCTTGTTCTTTTGTAAAGTCTCTGGTCTGGATGCCAAGCTGGACAATTCCCGTCCCGTCAAGGCTTGGAACAATCTTGCCTGCATTTAAGCCCGTGTCCTTGGC